CAGAATTGAGTGTAAGATTTCCAGAAACAGTATCAATAACGTTTGCACCATTGATACCAATCTGAACACCATCAATTACAGCACCAGTAGCTGCAGTTATAATTCCAGTTGAATTTACGTTACCAACATTAAGTTTAGTAAGAGTTCCAACATTTGTTAATGAAGAATTTGTAATTCCTGCGCCAAGACTTGTTGATGAAAGAACTTCTGTTCCATTAATCTTATATACTTGTCCTGATGCAAGATCAAGTGAAATATTAGATTTGAATGCATCTGTTGTATCATTGAATTGGAAAGTTTTATTTCCATCACCAGATTCAATTGTTATACCACCACCATCTGCAGCTGCGTCATTAATAGCACCACTGGCAAGAGTGATATTTTTATCATTTATAGTGATTGTAGTAGAATTAACAGTTGTTGTAGTTCCATCAATTTGCAGGTCACCCTTAATTACAACTGTACCAGTATTGTCTCCAACAGCAGCTGGATCAATTGTAATCGTAGCAGGACCAGAAATTGTATTAGTACCAATACCAATCGCAGATCCAGATGCGCCTGTAACAAATTGAGAAGCAGTTACAACACCCGATGCATTAATCCCAGTAAGAGAAATAGTAGGATCAAGATCAATAGTAACAGTATTAGATGCAGCAGATGATGTTAAGTTGGTTCCACCGGATATTGCTAAAGATTCACTACCCAGGTTAATGATTTCAGAACCAGAATCTCCAGTAACAGTTAATGCAGTGGCAACATTAACAGATCCAGCAGCAGTTAAACGTCCTCTTGAGTCAACAGTAAATGTGGGAATTGCAGAAGCAGAACCATAAGAACCTGATGTTACTCCGGTTGTAGAGAGCCCTAATGTAACAGCAGCAGTTTCTGACCCAGAACCACTTACAACGATATCTGATGATCCAGAATCGGCAATAGTAGCAACATAATTACCAGTTGTATCTGATCCAAGTCCAACTGAATTTGGTTGAATAGTTGCTGCAATTGATACATTTGAAGTACCATTAAATGAAACTTCACCAACTACATCACCAGTTAATGCAATAGTTCTTGCTGTCTGTAGTTGTGTTGCATATGTAGCAATTCCTGCAGTTATAGAATAATCTGCAAATGGATTAGAATAATATGATAAACTATTCCAAGATGTTGTTCCAGTACCAATTTTAATTTTGTTAGTATCTAATTCAAAAGCAATCTCACCTTCTGCAAGTATAGGATTTGCAGATACCCATTCAGTGGAAGTCCCTCTTCTTATTTGAATTCTGGTTGCCATTTTTTAAATTCTTCCTCCGTCTATTGATTCAATTCCACCATAGTTTGAAGTAGGTGATCCACCATCAAGATTGCTTTGAATATCAACTGTGATTGTAGATATTCCGGAATTAAAAGTTACTGATGAAATACCAGTGCCATTAAAATTTAATGATGTGGTTCCTGTTCCAATATTTATATTATTATAAAGAACCTGTATTGAACTTTCAGGAAATCCAGTTAATTTTGATCCATCACCATAGTAGGTTACAATGCCTGAAGTTGCCGTGATAATTCCCGACGAAATTTTAACATTCCCTAGTGTAGAAACTCCAGTAACTTGAAGTTGAGAAAAAGATGGAGTATCAGAAACACTAATTGTTGAAATTGACCCTCCAGGAGTTCCTGTAGCAACAATATTAGATCTAAAATCTAAAGATGAAATACTTCCAGAAGTTCCTACAACAACACCATCTTCTAAAATATCAATTCCATTCAGAATTCCAGCACCGGCACTTGTAACTGGTTGCCAACTCCAACCACCACTATTATTTGCAACTGGAACATATTGATAGGATCCAAAATCAGATCCATCTGGTGATAGTTGATTAACATCAAGTTTGTTTAGAGTGGTAACTCCAGTGATTTGTGCATCACCAACAACATAAAGATTTGATGTTGCATTTGTAGTTCCAATGCCAACTTTCCCAGTAACCTCCAGTACGGTACTGTTTTCTGTATAAGAACTAATACCAAGTTTTAAGTTTTTTTGACGATTACTGAGATATCCTTTTGCCATTTTCTTATATTAGTTAAGAGTTTCTAAAATACTTGCAATAAATTTCAAATTAGTTGCATTGCTACCAGACAAAACAAGCTTATCTCCTGCTTCAAGAACCAATTTTCCCGAAAGAAGATTTGCAGTATCATTTGCAGAAATTGGGTAATTCTTTAACATTTCAGTATCAGTGAAACTTCTACGATGTAATAAAGTTACATCATATGAGGATGCTCCAATATTTGTAACTTGTGCTAGAAGAACAACTCCAGTATATCCAACTGGTGCAGTATAAATTTCTATAGGACTTGTAGATACAACTGCAGTAACTGTTTGGAATACGTTAAGTGCTAATGCCATTTTTTAGTCTCCTCCTAATGCTAGAATAAATGGTGTCATTGTTGAGAACAAACTCTTGGAATAGAATGTTCCACTAATTGTTCCCGTTTGTTGATTAATTATAACTCCATCACCAATTCTAAAATTACCAGAATGGTCAGTAGATGTATAAACAACTAGTCCACCATTTCTAGCATCTGTTTCATTTTCTTGAATTGCAACTCCACCAGCAGATGGAAGAGCAGTTGCAATATTTGTTCCAGAACCAATGTATTCAAAAGAATGTCCAGATGCTAATACCCTACTTTGTTTAAAGAAAGGAACATTAGTACCAATTCCCACAACATAAGGAACATTATCAGTGAGAGTAATTGTACAAATTCCTGCAGAAACTGGTGTTGAACTTTGAATTACATAATATGTTGGAATCAAATTTGCAACTCCTGTTGCAGTATTAATACCAACATCTGGAGTAGCAAAGGTTATAGTTGGTATTGTTGTATAACCTCTTCCATTTGAGACCATTTCAATAGATACTACAGAACCATTCTTAACTTCTGCTACTGCTGTTGCAGGAATTCCCCAAGAAGTTTCTGGGGATTCAATAGTCAATTCCGCAGTTCCAGTGTATCCTGTTCCCCCAGAACTTACCGTAACACTACTAACAGTATAATATAATCTATCAAAATATAATATTTGCCCATCAAAAGGCCTTGAAACATTAATTTTAACGGTTCCGCCCGAAGAGTATGTATGCTGAAGTGTAGAAACACCGACATATACCTCAAAAGAAGTTGGTGAAGGAATACCAACAACTTCAAAAATATATCCTTTATTTCCTGATGGATAAGTTACAATTCCAGGTCCAGATGAGCAAGTAAATGCTAATCCGACAATTGAAACTCCCATCCCAACATTGAAATTATGAGTGGAATTTACAGTAACTGTTGTAAGTCCCGTCACATTATCATAAAGTGCATTAGTAACATTTAATGTTGGAACATTTAGATCTAAAACAAAAGTATCCGAATTTGCTGCTGCTGGTGATGTAATAATTCCTGTGTATTTTTTTGGTCCAACTCCATCAGCAACTAAACCATAATTTCCAAAAGAAGAGTTGGAATTTGTTAAATCACAAGCAGCCCCCGATCCACAATAAACAGCAATATCATCACAGATTGTAAACATTGATACTAACTGAGCATAACCTTCATTAGTGATTGAACAACCAATTCCTCCCTGGTTATATTGAGTATATGAATCAAGAACCATTGATTTTAATGGACCAATTGCTTTAGATCCATCAATCTTTAAACCAATACTATTTGGAATAAAGTTGGTACAATTTTGAATATATGGGGATTGATTAAAATATCCTATTTTATCGGGATTAAATGCAAAAATTGCCTTTCCTGAAGTTAGAGTGCCCGTAAAAGACATCTCTGCAACATAATTTCCATTTGAAACATAAAACAAATCTTGATTTACATTTTGTGGAGATACTGATACTTCTCTTAAACTATCTCCAATAATTGAAACTTGTTCTGGAACAATTAAAGGATTATTTTCTACATAAGATCCAGCACTAACTTTAATAACTGATCCTGTTGTTGCTGTTGTAAGTGCTGCTCCGATTGTTCGTTTTGCGTCTCCAAGTTTTCTTCCTGTGTTGGAGTCGTTTCCGTCTGCTGTGACATATAAAATATTTGTAACTGTTGCTCCGGCACTTACTGAAACAATATCAGTTCCAATACCTGCCCTTTCTCTTCTAACAAATAATTCTGCATCATATGTATTTAAAGCTAGTTCCCCCAAAGGTAATTGCTCTACCGTTGGTTTTTTACCGGAAACTGCCGATCTTTTTATTCTAATTATAGGTGCTGCCATTCACCGTAAACTCCACATATTTGGTATTTACCTTAAAAATCAAACTGATATCTATCAGTCTTTTTTATTATTTAGATGAATTTAGAATTCATCAGAATTTTTAGTTACTCTTTTTGATTTTGATTGTTCTGTTGAATTCAATTCGTTTATTTTTTTAGTTAAAACTTCAATTGCTTGATTTGCATTCATCAATTTTGCTTCTAATGCAATATTTTGTGCCATTAGTTCATTCAGTTTTTGCTGATAAACAACAATAAAATTTTTAAGTTCTTGTTCGTTCATAAAAAAGGGGAAGATTTCTCTTCCCCTATTTATTATATTGTAATTAAATTATCAGAAAGAACCAGCATCAACAACGATGTTGCTGAGAGTAAGTTCAGCACCGACACACGAAATAACTGCATCGGTTCCACCAGTGCAAGAATTATTAATTTCTAATCCACCAGCAAGAATTGTTGCATAGGTGGTAGCAGTAATAACACTTGAACTCTCACTTGCATCCTCAGCAAAAGCAATTCTGCCAGTGCTGTCATCCCAATAAACTGCTGCTTTCTTAGCAGAACCACTATAATAATTGAAGAGTAATCCAAGATCCTTATTCAGATCGGAACCTGGAGCAGATCCATTAACCATTCCAAGTTCAACTAAAGTATCTTCAACAGTCAGTGAAGTGGTATTTACTTGAGTTGTGTTTCCATTAACAAACAGATCTCCAGTAATGGTTAGGTTTGTGGAAACACCGACATTACCAAAAGTATCAATTGTAAGTGCTTCAGTTCCGTTTAAATGCTGAACAGTAGCAGTCTTAATTGTTGGAGCACTTAAGGAAGTACCAACAACTACATTACTATCAAGTGCAATTGTAAAGGCTTGACCTGATGCAGAAGTTACAACTTGATTCGCAGTTCCATAAATTGAAAGTGTATCTGCTGTGCTAACAACACCAGTTCCACTATCACCAGCAATGCTGATGTCTAAATCAAGGTTATCAACATATGCCTTAACTGCTGCTTGTGTTGGTAAGTATGCATTGCTATTTTCTGCAAGTGTGGTGCTTGAAGAAATACCAGTGATACCAATACCAGGAGTGCCACTTAATACTAATGTACCGGTAGTGGTAATACCAGTAATATTAATATTAGGTGAAGATATAGTAGCATTGATATTAGATGCCGAAATGGTATTAAAATATCCATTGGTTGCAGAAATTGAATTATCACTCATCGTGATACCAGAACCAACAGCAAGACGAACACCGTCTGCCATTGAGGTGGTTCCAATTGCAACTCCATAGTTAAATGCAAATGCATCAGTGCTAAATCCAAGGGTTCCATTCTTGAACCACATCATTTGCTTATAAGTATCAGGAAGTGTATTAATTCCTGATGCACTAAAGGATACTAATGGACTTCCTACTGTTGATGCAATCGCAACACCGGCGTGATTTGCAGTGTCATCGTTTGGGGTGATTGATGTAGTATATCCAAGAACAATATCCTTGTTTTCAATAAAAACATCTTCACCACGAAGAGTGATTGTTGTTCCGCCAACAGTTACGTTACCATTTACAGTTAAATTATTTTGAATCGTAACTGCATCATCAATAATTGTCTGTCCACCAGCAGAATTGAGTGTAAGATTTCCAGAAACAGTATCAATAACGT